CAGTTCGTATCATTTGCTTCTCCAAAAGTAATTTCATCTATTAAGCCAAGCTCATCACTTTCTTGATATGCTCTGACTTTAATAGCTACTGCAGGTGAAACATCAAGATTATCAGACATTTCAAACTTAATGTTCTCTGCTTCGATAATCTTTATCACTCCGTCAAAAGATATAATTTTGTTACCTCGTAAGCTCCAAAAGTCATCTTCGTCAAGATTGTATTTCTTTATTAAGTGTTCACTCATTTTTCCTCCTAAAATAGTTGTTCGTAAGTTTGACCTGTCACATAACAGATAGCTAGTTTTTTATCTTCAGGAATTTGTTGTTTTTCCTTCCAGATATAAACTATCTGACGTGATACATTAAGTTTGGACGCTATCCAACTAATAGGACGTTGATTTTCCTTTAGCCATAAGTCGACCATATACCAATCGTTATTTTCCATTTTCCTCCCAACCTGTTTCAAGAGCTAGTGATATAACTTGCTCCTTTAACAGATACGTTTGTGTGCGATAGCAAAAAAAGTTTCTTTGGCTATCATCTTGATTCTCGATATAATACATCTCTGCAACATTATTAAGTCGCAAGTGTAATATCATTGAGTTTATTTGTTTGTCTGTGTATTCTTTCATTAGTCTAACTTCCTAATTTCTTGAATACCCTGTTTTAATAGGCGATAACAAATATAAATACCTATTAATGCTCCTAGCGTTTCCATTATAACACCTCGTATTCGTTTGATTTAATCTTCTTATCTTCAAACATTTCTAAAGTTATATTAGTCATTTTATCTATGCCGTCAGTATAACCTTTAGTGTAGTAATCAGATTTGATTCTCTTAATTCGTTTTTCGAATGTTTTATTTAGATAGATTATCATTACCAATAAAACTAGTAATAATAATGTCTGTATTAATTGAATAGTCATTTCCTCTCCTTATAGTTAATATAATTTTTCGAGGTGACTATTTTTTTGATTTAACTGATAGGGTATATTGATATATGAAGATATAGTCACCCCAAAATAATTGATATAATTTATAATTTTGTTTTTCATTAAGTTTAGTAATTCGATATAATCTATAAATAATTTGACATTTCTGTCAAGTATAAAAATAAATAATTGTTTTTTACGAGATAATAATATAATTTCAACAAAGTAATTCAAAGAGTTTTTTCATACTCTTTCCTTTCTTTGTTAGGTTGAAAATAGGGGAAATATATTCCCCTATTTTTTTACAAGTCAACTTCTTTTATAAGTTCCAAAATATCAGAAACTTTATTTTTCATTGAATCAAATTTAGCAAATTTATCATCTGCAATATTATGAATCGTTGTAGGTTTTGACCTGCTCCAAGACGCCCAATCCATTTTTTCATCTTCAAGAGATAAAGAAACAGAACGCAAAGCGTCTACTATTGTTATTAGGTTTTTAACTTTCATTATTCCTCCGTAGGTTTTTTATAAAAATTTTGCCCCTAGTCAATTATAATAACTAGGGGACTTGTCCAACCCTAACGGACTATATTAATCTTATTTTGTTAGGTTGGTTGTTGATTTAAAGCGTCATTGATTTGTCGAAGAACTGCTTCTGCTTGTTCTATTTCAATTTCAAGCATAGTATATTCCTCTCTCTCTTGGTCATAATACCTGCCGTCGTATCCTTTAAAGTGTTCTTCCATTATTCTCTCATTGCACTTTATAGTTGTTTCACAACTTTTTTGAATTGACTCAACTATCTTTTTGTATTTACTCATTATTATCCTCCATTAGGTTATTAAAGAAATGTTGCCCTCTCTTTTTTTATATAAACCAATTCTGTTGAAATGTACGTTTAATTTCTAGTAATTGGTAAGAGAGGGACTTGTCCAACCCTAACGGACTATATTAATCTTCTTCTTCGTTAGGGTCATTTTCTGCTAGATGTTCTGTGATTTCGTGCGTAGTATAATTGGAATGAAACCATTCACTCCAACAATCGCCTTCACCACATAATCTATCGTCTTCGTTCCATTCATTGGCATAATGACAAGTAAAAAATTCTCCTGTCAATTTATCGCCACACATAGAACAATGAACATATAGCTCGTTCATATTATCCTCCATTAGGTTGTTAAAGAAAACTTGCCCCTGCTAATATAACAGGGGACTTTATTAAGTTATAATATCATCTTCAAACTGAATCACTAAATCCATTGTCTGAACATTATCATCATTATAACTTTCATTATCTTTATAAATTGATTCTGCTTTTATTGTTATATCTTTTAATTGATTATAATCAAAATCATAAATACCGTCCCAGTGTTTATGTTGAAATATAACATTAACATCATCATTCATTTGATTTTGAAACTGCGTTAAAACTTCAATTAGTTTTTTTAGTTTCATATTATCCTCCGTTAGGTTGTTAAAGAAATTTTGCCTAGCGTTCCACGTGAAACGCTAGGACTTTATTTACTTACTTTTTTTCTTTTATCTCTTCGGCGTCATAATAATCCTCATCATCAAAATCAGGCTCATAATCGCCGTCAAGATATACAAGCCCATTCATTTTAATATCGTCAAATATTAAGTCATAGATATAATCTGCGTCATAATTATCTGCAAATTCCTGCTTGGCTTGTTCTAGTGCTTCGTCATAATTGTCTGCTTCAATTTCAAGAGTTTCCTCGAAATCTTGCATAACGTCCGACATATCGAAATCAATCGGAATTGACAAAGTCACATTGTACTCATTGTAGTTCCTCCGTTTAGGTTGTTAAAGAAAATTTGCCCCCTATTGCTAGGGGGACTTTATTATCTAATATTACAATAGAATTGCTCTTCAAAATGCTCATATAAAAAACTATCATCATTAAATGACATTTCGAATTTATGGAAGCCCCAATGCCCACTGACAAGATTGTATCTTGTGTCTACATAGACATTAGGACCACCGTATGCAACTAATAACTCTGCTCCTAAATATTCTTGTTTGCCTTGGGTAAAATCTGACATATAAGAAATACTTAAAATTGAATCGAAAAAATCGTTGGCTTTTTCTTCGTCTTCTTGCAAAAACGTTGTCAAGTTTTCAATTTCTTCTATAGTTGACATTACAATTGCTTTCAATCGTTCTTGGGTTGATTCCATTGTTATTTCCTCCGTTAGGTTGTTAAAGAAATTTTGCCTAACGTTTCACGTGAAACGCTAGGACTTTTTTTTATTTATCATTATGAATAACTATGATTCCTGCACTCCCTGCGAACAGGGCAAAAGCAAGATTATAGAAAAAACTAAACTCAGAGCCGAAGCCGTTGTATACTAAAAAGCATACAAAAGCAATAGAAGTTAAAAAGCATATCGGGGCAAAAATTCCTCCGATAAATCTAATTAATATAGGCTCTTGTTTTTTAGTTGTTTTTTGTAGTTTCATTTTGATTCCTCCATTAGGTTATTTAGAAAATTTGCCCCCTGAAAACAGGGGGACTTTGTTAAAAGTCGAACTTATCAATTAAGTCATTCAAATAAGATATTCGACCGATTAACATATTTCTATTATTCTTGTTATCGGTTTTTGTTAAGCCTACGCTATCTTTTTTACCTTGACCATAATAATCGTTCCAATTTTTAATTAAATCGTTGTAGTGTTCGATTTGTCTATGGAATTTTAATAGGTCTTTTTTTAATTGATTTAGTATCGTTTTATCGTTCATTGTATTTCCTTTTGTTAGGGTTAAAAAATCTTTAAGGGGGGCGTTTTCTGTTGCCGAAGCAATTACTTACCCCCCCACCTTTTAGGAAGGGGTTTAAATGAATTGTCCTTAGTTTTTCAGAAGCATTTGTTTACGCCGTCAATTGATGTAGAATCAATCTAGCGTTTATCTTCCTAAGCCTTCAACAGATGAAGACTGCATTTCTGCACTTACCAATTGTCAATAATACCCTATAACTTAAAGGCTTTTATTTACAATGTCAAGTAATTTTACAAGATTGTTAAATGATTTATTTTAGGGGTTATTTTTAGCATTTACACGCTTCACCCTTTCCGTTTCACGTGAAACGTTTTAAGGTCTTTTTTTGCTTGTTTTCGACTGCTCAGTCGGTTTTTTCCGACTCATCAGTCTAATTCTTCAGATTTATTTTAATTATACATAATATTTTTTGTTGTTTTGAGGGGGTATAGGGTGGATTTACATCTCTTAGTCGTTTG